CAAGCTACATCAGCAATTAGTTCTGCAGTAAACACTGCGTCTGCAGACATCGGTAGTGCAGTGAGTAGTTTCTTCGGGTAAATACATCATGGCCACATTCATTGGATTTAACACTATCAATCAGTATAAAAAATTTACTGTGGTTGACTTTGATTTGATCAAAATTGACCTCTTAAATGCTTTTAATATTCGGCAAGGACAGTTGGTAGGTCGCCCAGGGTATGGTACTACGCTTTGGAACAACTTGTTTGAAAATCAAACGCAAGAAACCTTGGCCAGCATCTACAACGAAATACAACGAGTTGTTGCTGGAGATCCCAGAGTGTATGTCAAGTCATTGCAGTTGTTTCCACAACAAAATGGCCTGTTGATACAACTACAACTTCAAACAGTTGCTGGACAAGATGCTCAACTATTGGCTATATTTTTTGATCAAGGTCAGGGCGTTGCCACTTACGTTTAACTGCCCAGTTTATTTTTCCCATAAATAATAAAAATAGGAAGCGACATGGCAACAACTACGAGACAGACAGCAATATTTGGCGTTGAAGATTGGAAAAGAATCTATCAAACCTACAGAGAAGCTGACTTTCAAAGTTATGATTTTGAAACACTACGCAAAAGTTTTGTAGATTATCTGCGCTTGTACTATCCAGAAACATTCAATGACTACATTGAAAGTTCAGAATTTATTGCACTATTAGATGTCATGGCCTTTATGGGTCAAAGTTTGGCATTTAGATCTGATTTAAACACACGCGAAAATTATTTAGATACTGCAGAACGCAGAGACAGTGTGATCAAATTGGCCAATTTGGTCAGTTATTCGCCCTTGCGTAATACCGAAGCTTCGGGCTATCTCAAAGTATTCAGTGTCAAAACCACTGAAAATGTACAGGATTACAACGGTGTTAATCTTGCTAACCTAACAATCAATTGGGCGGATCCCAGTAATCTCAACTGGCAAGAACAATTCACCAGTATTATCAATGCTGCACTGGTCAACACACAACGTTTTGGTAATCCTGGTAATGATCAAGTCATACTGGGTGTAGATACGCAAGAGTATACCATAAATCTTGTACCCGGTTACCTTCCTATAATTCCTTACACTGCAACCATTGATGGTGTGAACATGCCGTTTGAAGCAGTCAATGCTACCAGCTCGGGCAAAACGTATATCTACGAACCGCCACCATTGCCCAACGGACAGTTTAATGTGTTGTTTAGAAATGATCAGCTGGGATTTTCAAGTGCCAACACAGGATTTTTCTTTTACTTCAAACAAGGTGTGTTGCAAAATCAAGATTTTAACTTGCCAGAACGCATTGCCAATCGACAAGTCAACATCAACATTGAAGGTATCAACAACACAGACATCTGGTTGTATCAGCTTGACAACACAGGCAACATAACCAGTTACTGGCAAATTGTTCAAAGTGTGTATGCTGCAGCCATTGAACAGTTGGCACCTGGAACCAGAAATATCTACAGTATAACTAGTGCTACCAATGATCAGATTATTTTAAACTTTGGCGATGGCGTGTTTAGCACTATACCTGTGGGAACATTCCGCACCTATGTACGTGCCAGTAACGGATTGACTTACATTATCAATCCAGAAGAAATGCAAAGTGTCAGCATACCAATCAGTTATGTAAGTCGTACAAATCAAATTGAAACCATAACTTTTACCTGCGGCATAACTGCTCCTGTGACCAATGCGCAGGCTCGCGAAACTCTGCAACAAATCAAACAACGAGCACCAGCACAATACTACACACAAAATCGCATGGTCAACGGTGAAGACTATACCAATTTTCCTTTTACACAATACAACAGTATTTTAAAAAGCAAAGCATTGAATCGTGCAAGTATCGGAACCAGTCGTTATCTTGACTTGGTTGACGGCACAGGAAAATATTCCAGCACTAACATATTTGCTGCCGACGGCGCATTGTACGAAGCCAACAATTTACCTGCATTTCAATTTTCGTGGTTGACCATACCAGATATATCAGATGTGGTGTATAATCAAATCAGTCCGTTGTTGTTAAAAGCTGGTCTGCAACAATTTTATTATGCTAACTTTACAAGACCTGACTTGTCAGTGTTGAATTATACTTGGCATCAAAGCACAGTGATCACCAATGAGACCACTGGTTACTTTCAAGATGCTGCAGGCAATCCTGTGCCCATTGGCACTTATGCCAGCAACAATGCCAAGTACATAACTGAAAGCAGTTTGGTCAAATTTGTTCCTCCTAGCGGATATTATTTTAATGCAGAGAATCAAATAGTAGTGGGCTCACCAACGCAGGCCGGAGATAAATTATCAATTTGGGCTAGTCCCACCGCAGTTTATCTTGCAGGCACTGCCAATGGCTACGGTAATCTTCCGTCAGGAGTTGGTCCTGTTGTGCTGAATAATTTTGTACCCACTGGCGCTATACCTACTCAAGTTATTCCTGTTTTTGTCACAGATATTCCTGTGAGCATCCGCCAAAGTATTGTGAATCAAATATATCTAAATCAAAATTTTGGTATTGGCTACAACAACATAACTGCAACTTGGTATATTATTGCTGCTAACAATCTTGCCACAAATGCCACATTTAGTTTGGCCAACCAACAAAGTACCGCCGGCACCAATAGTGATGCTTCGTGGTTGATACAGTGTACTACCACTGCTCCTGGGCTTGCTAATTATACTGTAATCTCAAGAAGTCTAGACTATTATTTTGGCAGTGTGATTGACACAAGATTTTTCTTTTATACCAATCAGCCAATATACGATTCCCGCACAGGAACTGTGGTTAGAGATTTTGTCAACGTGTTGAAAGTCAACAGTCAACCTGACAGTAATTATCCACTGTCAGGAGACAATGTGTTGACCATTATAGATCAGCCAATATTGAGTGATGGATTAGTTGATGATTTCCAAGTATTGGTTAGTTTTACAACCACATCTGGAGATTTAATTCCTATCAATCCTGACTTCTTTAACGATATAGTTGCTCCTAACGTTAATTCCAACCACAAGTTGGTATTCCTGCAACAAACAGTTGATTTTGACAATCTACAGAGATATCTACTAGTTGCTCCTGGAACTGTCAACAGTGACTATGCCACTCAGGGTGCAATTGAATTGGCCATTGCACAATACAATCTTGGACAGGTATTTTATGCTTATCAAGATCAAGTATTTTATACTCTTGCAGTAAACTCTGCAGGCAATACCATACTAACTGTTAATTCAACTTTTATTGCTTACACTGGGCGTCAAAGTTTGTATTTTCAATACAGACATAACTCGCCGCTGACCAGTAGAATAGACCCAGGGTCGACCAACATCATTGATGTGTATATTGCGACCAACGCATACTACACAGCCTATATAAATTGGTTGCATGATTCAACAGGTACAGTGGCATTGCCAACTGCGCCCACAATTGACGATTTGACAACTGCTTATGTGGGACTGCAGAATTATAAAATGATATCGGACAACATGATATTGAATTCTGTGCAATTCCAGCCATTGTTTGGCAGCAAGGCCGCACCAGCACTGCGAGCAACTATTAAAGTAATACAGTCAATTCAAAGCACAGCCAGTGTCAACGAAATTAAAAATCTTGTGGTGGCCAACATGAATGCATATTTTGACATAGCAGTGTGGGACTTTGGACAGACATTTTACTTCTCTGAATTGGCTGCGTATATACATCAGCAGATAGGTGACGTGGTAAGCTCAGTGGTATTGGTGCCACTAAACCCGCAAAAGAGTTTTGGCGACTTGTACGAAATAAGATGCGCACCAAATCAAATTTTTGTCAACGGTGCCACAGTTAACGACATACAGGTCATAACTGCATTGACCAGTGCAAATCTACAGACTGCCCCTGGTAGCGGAGTAATTTAATGGCCACAGTTCGTTCAGTTGATTTTCTACCAGAAATATTTCAAACACCGGTTAACAAACAGTTTTTGTCTGCCACATTGGACCAATTGGTTCAAGAACCCAAGTTTAAAAAATCACAAGGGTTCATTGGACAACGAGTTGGCCCAGGGGTCAATGCCAATGATCAGTACGTGATTGAACCCACAAAAAGTCGTAATGATTATCAGTTGGAGCCTGGGGTGGTTCAAATTGATCCTACCGACTCAAAAAAAGTTGTCGATGTTATAACTTATCCAGGACTCACAGATGCAATCGCTCTTCAAGGCGGTATTACTGACAATGCAGATTATTTGTATACCAGTGACTATTACACCTGGGATCCGTTTGTTGACTTTGATAAATTTGTAAATTATGCACAATATTATTGGTTGCCTGATGGCCCATTGGCAGTTGACGTCAATGCCACTGGTGTACCAACCACTGATAGCTTTACAGTAACACGTGCCAATGGTGTTTATACTTTTAGCGGATACGCTGGGAATAATCCTACGCTGACCTTGGTCAAAGGCGGCAGCTATACATTTAATGTGGCACAAAATACCACTGAAACTATAACATATCGTGTGACCAATAATGGTACAACTGCTTATGTTATCAATCAAGAATCAAATCCCACACTAACTTTGGTTCGTGGTAATACTTATTATTTTAATCTTTCACTGACAGGAGCATTTCCTTTCTATATCAAAACTATTGCCAGTTTGGGTATTGTTAACATTTACTCCAACGGAGTCATAAACAACGGCGCCAGTGCAGGACAGATCATATTTACAGTGCCCCAAGATGCTCCTGACACGCTGTACTACTGTAATCCCTTAGAATTTAATCTGCGTGGGCAGTTTAATATTGTCAATGCAACTGGCGGAACCGGCAATGATTTTTGGATTCAAACCGATCCTGGTATCAATGGCCGCATACCCGCTACACCTAACATCAGCAGTAGAACCATACTTGGCGTCGCCAACAACGGCATTGATCTTGGTACCATAACATTTGACGTGCCTCTGGCTGACGCACAGAGTTTTTATTACAATCTAACCCCATTGCCCTTGAACAATGGCACAGTTGATCTTATAACAACAACTTTGCAATTTGATCAAGTTAACAATCAATTCCTTGATAGTTTTTATGCGACCAACCCCGATGGCATAGATGGCATAACAAATTTAAACGGCCGTACCATTGTTTTTACTTCTACTCAAGGATGGAACATAACAACTCCGTTTGACCCGCTGATCACTGGTCAAAACGGTCAGCCTGGCAGCTTTGATAGTTTACCATTTGATCAAACTACTTTTATCACAGATCCTGCACAACAATATAGTGTATGGAGAATACAGTATCAAACAGATTCTGGCGGAAATGTATACCTGTCATTGACCAGTGTTGCACCTGTGCCTGATTTAGACAAATTTACTATTTTGTTTGGCAATCAATGGGCAAGCACACAGTGGTACAAAGATGCCAACGGATACTTTGAACAAATACCGTTGTTGACTGCGGCACGTAGCGCACTGTGGTATCAAGACGGCACAGACCCAAATATTTTTGGTGAGATTAGATTAATTGATCAAACGTCAGCATCTACATTGGATATTTCTACGATCATTGGAAAGTCAACCTACACAAGCCCTAACGGCGTAACTTTTACCAATGGCATGAAAGTTGTATTCCGTGGCACCACAAGTCCAGCCAATTACAAAAACAATTACTACTATGTTGAAGGAGTTGGCACTGCAATCCAGCTACTGCCAACAACCAATTTTGTTACACCAGAATCTTATGTTGAAGCAGAATATGCGCTAATCAACAGCGATTCTGCATTAAATGGGCCGCTGACTCCAGATTATCTCACAATCAATCGTGCCAGCGGCGATTTAAATCCCTGGACTCGTAGTAATCGTTGGTTCCAAGTTGATGTGATTAATCAATCAGCTGCCTACAACAATACTGTGCCAGTGTTGGACAATCATTTCCGTGCTCGCAGACCTATCTTGGAATTCCGTGCTGGCACACGCCTGTTTAATTTTGGCACTGAAGGTAAGCCACCGGTTAACATAGTTGACTTCTCACAAACAGACGCATTGAGAACTGTCAACGGTAGTATTGGATTTGGTACTGATGGCTATCAATTGGTTGAAGGCAGCAGAGTTATTTTTGCGGCCGATCTAGATCCAGTGGTCAGACGCACAATTTATCAAGTTAGTTTTATAACACCCGATACTGTACCACCGTTGATTCCAGAACCACTGATTAGTTTAACTCCAACGGCTGACAGTCCTGCGTTACTTGATCAAAGTGTGTTGTGTTTGAATGGCAATACCTTGCAAGGTCAAAGTTTTAAATACGATGGCGTCAATTGGGTCGAAGAACAACAAAAACTCAATGTGAACCAACCACCACAATTTGACATCTATGATGCCAGTGGGATTAGCTTTGGAGATCCTACAACCTATCCCAGCACAAACTTCCGTGGCAGCTCACTGTTCAGTTATGCAGTAGGTTCCGGCCCATTGGATTTATACCTGGGATTTCCGCTGACTTACTTGAGTTTGACCAACATTGGCGATATTGTTTTTGATAACAATTTATATGCTGATTCCTTTAACTACACAATTGACTCTGTTGGAAAAACTATACCGTTGAGTTCAGGTTTTGTACGTCAATACAACAGTAGGCTTGCTTATCAAAGAGAAATTGGATGGCAAACTGCTGTCACACAAAGTTTGGTTCGTCAACAGTTTCAGTTTACCTACAACGGCTCGCCTGTACAGTTGGATATTGCAGTCAGCACAAAT